CACGCCGCCACAGAAGCGCGCGCCCGGGTTGCCCCCCTTTTCAGGTCGCCCCCCCTGCCGGGATCGAAACGCCGTCGGCAGCGTCGGCCCCCTCCCCCAAATCAAGGACCAACTGATGCAGATCACCCGGCGAAGGATCGACTCGCTGACGCCCGACCCGCAGAACGCGCGCACCCATGACGCAGAGAACCTTGCCGCCATCACCGGAAGCCTGAAGGCCTTCGGGCAGCAGAAGCCCATCGTGGTCGACCTGCGCGGCGTGGTGCTCGCCGGAAACGGCACGCTTGCCGCGGCTCGTTCCTTAGGGTGGACGGAAGTTGATGTCGTGGAAACCGACCTGTCCGGCGCAGCGGCGGTGGCCTACGCCATCGCAGACAACCGCACCGGGGAACTGTCCCAATGGGACTACCAGGCGCTGGCCCTCACCCTCGAGCAACTGCCCGCCGGGATGGCGCTGATGACGGGGTTCGGCTCCGGCTCGGTGGAAAGCATTACCACCCTAGCGCAGAAGATCGAGAAGGAGCAGGCGTCCAGGAAGCCCAAGGTCCCATGCTGCCCGCAATGCGGCGCGGAGGTGAAGGATGAAGCCTGAGTGGATCGACCCGCACGAGTTGCGGTTCAGCGAGACCAACGCCCGCAACCACGGCGAGCGGAGCGTCCGCGCCGTGATGAAGAGCCTCGAGGAGTTTGGGCAGCAGAAGCCCATCGTCGTATCAGCAGAGAACGAGGTGATCGCAGGGCACGGCACCCTCGCGGCGGCCATGCGCCTGAAGCTCCCCAAGGTGTGGATCGTGCGGAGCGCCCTTGACCAGGATGCCGCCCAGGCTTACGCCATCGCGGACAACCGGACCGCCGACCTCGCCAAGTGGGATGAAGCCGTCCTCCGCACCTCGCTCGCGGAAATCTCCGCCGCAGGCGACAACCTGCTTGCCGCGTCCGGCTTCTCGAAGAAGGAAGCCGAGGCGTTCCTCGCTGCCGCGGCCGGCGCACCCATCGCCAAACTCGGGGACGAATACACCGAGGCATGCGCCGATGACGTCGAGTGGAGACACTGCAAGGAGTGCGGACACCGATGGCCGAAGTAGCACCATTCACGGTTGTGACCACCTTCGCCGGATGCGGCGGATCATCGCTCGGCTACAAGCAGGCCGGCGGTCGTGTCCTCCTGGCGGTCGAGTGGGACAACCACGCCGCCGACATCTATCGCCGGAACCACGCCACGACCGACCTGTTCCACGGGGACATCGCTAGCATTTCGGTTGATGAGGTGCTCCGGCGCACAAGCCTCAAGCCCGGCGAGCTCGACATCTTCGACGGCTCGCCGCCATGCCAGGGGTTCAGCACATCAGGCCATCGCAAGATGGAGGACACCAGGAATCAGCTGTTCCGCGAATACGTCCGGCTTCTTCGCGGGCTGCGGCCCAAGGCGTTCGTGATGGAGAACGTCGGCGGGATGGTCATGGGAAAGATGCGGCTCATCTTCGCCGAGATCCTCAAGGAACTCAAGGAGAGCGGCTACCGGGTGTCGGCTCGCAAGTTGAATGCCGCAAACTACGGAGTGCCCCAGGCCCGCCAGCGAATGATCTTTGTGGGCGTCCGGGAAGACCTCGGCATCGACCCATCCCATCCGGAGCCAACGCATGCACCAATCTCCGTGAGCGCGGCACTGCGTGGGCTGCGCCTGGATGAAGCAGAAGTCGCGCACCTCCTCGAGATCGGAAAGCAGAAAGGCATCTACCAGCAGTGGCAGTTCATGAAGCCAGGCTCCAACCTCTCCAAGCTCGGGCTGAAGAACGGCTTCAACACCGTCAGACTCGACCCCATGAAGCCGGCTCCAACCATCACCAAGAGTGCAGGATCGCTTGGCTTCGGCGGACTGCTTCACTGGGCAGAGCGCCGGGCAATGACGGTGGCGGAAATGAAGCGCCTCTCAGGCTTCCCTGATGACTTCGACTTCGGCGACAAGTACAAGGCCGCAGTCGAACGAATCGGGAATACGGTTCCGCCGCCGCTGATGAAGGCTGTCGCCTCGCACATCCGAGCCACGGTACTGGAGCAACTATGAGTGGACCTCCTCCCAAGCCGACCGCCATGCTCAAGCTTTCCGGGAGTTGGAGGGCGCGCGGCCGCAAGAACGAGCCGACTCCCGCCACACGCACGCCGACCATGCCGACGTGGCTGGACGACGAGGGCAAGAAGGCATGGAAGCAGCTCGTCCCCATCCTCGAGCGGATGCGCGTCATCACCGAGGCAGACGGCTTCGCCCTCGCGGTCCTCTGCGAAGCGTGGTCGCGCTACCGTCGGGCAACCGACATGCTCAACCAGTACGGCGACGTCTACCCGGTCAAGAACGCCGACGGCTCGCTGAAGATGCTCCGGCGCTCGCCATACTCGGCCATGCAGATGGAGCTCGCACTCAACGTCCGGCGCATGCTCGCCGAGTTCGGGCTGACGCCCGCCGCACGCGGTCGGTTGATCGCACTTCCGGAGGTCAAGACCGATGGCAAAGCGTCGCTCTTCGCGCGCCCGACCAAGGCAGGATGAATGGTCGGCGGAGGCGTTCAACGCCATCCCCGGCTATGACGCCATCGCCACCGCCGGCGACAGCATCTGGAATCCTGATGCGGCGCGTCACGTGATCGGATTCATCGAGGGAGTCTGCACCTACGCCAAGGGCACCTGGACGGGGCAGCCGTTCAAGTTGCTCCCCTGGCAGCGATCGCTCATCGGCAACCTCTACGGGTGGATGCGCGCCGACGGCACGCGCCGCTACCGCGAGTGCGCCATCTGGATTCCCCGCAAGAACGGCAAGACGGAGTTGCTGGCGCCGCTCGGCCTGTATCACCTCCTCGCTGATGGGGAGCCGACCCCCGAGGTCGTGTCCTTCGCTGCCGACCGCAAGCAGGCGAAACTGGTGTTCGAGCGCGCGCGCACCATGATCCGCGCCGAGCCGGAACTCGAGGCCCGCGTCGAGGTCTATCAGAACCGCATCGTCGCTCCATCGCTTGGCGGCGTGTGGGCAGCCATGTCCAGCGACGCGCCAACGGCGCACGGCCTGCACGTCTCCTTCGCCATCGGCGACGAGATCCACGCGATGGGAAACCGCCGCGAACTATGGGAGGCCATCTCGAGCTCGATGGGCGCGCGCATGCAGCCGCTCATCGTGTCGATCACGACCGCCGGAACGCTCCGCGAGTCGCTCGAATGGGATCAGTACGACTACGCATGCAAGGTCCGGGACCGCATCATCGACAACCCCGCCTACCTGCCCGTGATCTACGAGGCGACGGAAGCGATTGATTGGCGAACCCCGGAGGCTTGGCGGCTCGCCAACCCATCGCTCGGCGTCTCGCTGCAAGAGCAATGGATCGCAGAGGAGTGCCGCCGAGCGCAAGAGCAGCCCTCGTACGAGACGCCGTTCCGCACGCTCCACCTCAACCAACACGTGACCGCCGACATCCGGTGGGTGCGGATGGCTGATTGGGACGATTGCCAGGACCCGGTGGAAGACGAGCGTCTGGCAGGCCTGCCCTGCTACCTCGGCATCGACCTCGGCGAAGTGAGCGACCTCACAAGCCTCACCGCCGTGTGGATGGATGGCGATGAATATCACGTCCGGAGTTGGTCATACGCGCCGGAAGAAGGCGCAGAGCGCAGGCAGAAGCGCGACCGCGTGCCCTACTTGGATTGGGCGCGCCAGGGTTGGCTGAAGTTGACGCCAGGCGATGCCACCGACTACGAATTCCTGCGGGCAGAGGTCAAGCGCCTGGTCGAGAAGAACAAGGTTGTCTCGGTCGGCTACGACCCCAACAACGCCGGAGGCTTGGCGCAGCAGCTCGAGAACGACGGGCTCAAACTCCGGCGCGTGCCGCAGTCGTTCCTCCACATGTCCGGTCCGACCCGGCGATGGGAAGCCGCTGTGGTCGGGAAGAAGCTCCACCATGACGGCAACCCCGTGATGACGTGGGCGATGAGCAACACCGTCGTGGAGCTCGACTACAACAACAACCCACGCCCGAGCAAGCGGCGCTCAGTGGAGAAGATTGACCCGGTGGTTGCAGGGATCATCTCCCTTGCGGTAGCGTTGGACGGGAGCCCCTTGCTACGCTCCCCCTACGAGGATCGCGGAATCCAATGGCTATAGACGGCATCCTGTCACGCATCTTCGGCGGACTCACGCGTCAGGCAGAACGCCCGGCGCCTGTTGACTTCCAGGACAACAGTCCCGTCGGCATGCCTGTCTCCTCGGGCATCCAGGGGTATATCTCGAGTTGGGCGGACACCGGGCGCTACATCACGCCCGAGAACGCGCGACAGAGCCCAAGCGTCTACGCCTGCACCATGCTCATCTCGCAGAGCATCGCGCGCATGGAGTGGAAGGTCTACAAGGTCGAGGGCGAGCAGCTGCGTCCGACCCCGGACCACGCCCTGTATCACCTGCTGAACGTCGAGCCGAATCCGTTCATGGGCGCGCTGACTTGGCGCCAGTCCATGCTGATGGACTGTCTGCTCTACGGAAACGGCTATTCGTACATCGAGCGCGACGCAGCAGGCAGGCCCATTCGGCTCGAGAAGCTCAGGCCCGACCTGATGAACGTGCAGCGCGCACCGGACAACTCGGTCGTCTACAGCTACGCCGCAGGCATCCCCGGCGCGCAGACCTTCAACGCCTACGACATCTTCCACCTCATCGGCCCAAGCGCTGATGGTCTGCTCGGCGAACCGCCGATCTACATGGCGCGTCAGATGATCGGCGTCGAACTCGAGGCCGAATCATTCGTCGGCTCGTTCTTCCAGAACGGCGCGCGGCCAGCAGGCGTTCTCCAGGTGCAGGGCACGCTGTCGCCCGAGGCGTACACGCGCCTTCGTGATTCGTGGCAGGCAATGCAGGGCGGCTCGCGAAACGCAGGACGCGTCGCCATCCTGGAGTCCGGCTACGAGTTCAAGCAGGTCAGCGTGAACCCGGACGATGCGCAGCTCATCGAGCTTCGGCGCTACTGCCGCGAGCAGATCGCCGCCGCGTTCGGCGTTCCGCCCCACATGATCGGCGACTCGGGCAAGCAGTCCTACTCCAGCGCAGAGCAGGCCGACCTCGAGTTCACCAAGCACACCCTCGGGACATGGGCAAGCCGCCTCGAGGAAGAGACCACGCGGAAGTTGCTGCGTCCGGGCGACATGGTGCGCACGAGCATCTCCTTCGACGCACTCACTCGCGGAGACCTCGGCGGGCGCTTCAGCGCCTACGCCACCGCGCTGCAGCACGGATTCCTGTCCATCAACGAGGTGCGCGCCCGCGAGGGAATGAGCCCGGTGGCCGGAGGCGAGAATCTCCGCGTGCCGCTCCAACTCGGGCCGCTGCCGACAACCGCCAAGGAATCGGAAGCGCCCAACACGGCGGAAGCGCAGGCGTCCGGCGTCGGCCAACTCCAGGCCATGACCGCACTGGCGGCAGCCGTCGCCAAGGGCGAAATCCCGGCAGACGCCGCAGGCGGCATCATCTCCGCAGCGTTCCCATTGATCGGGG